ATTAGAATGGGGAGCTGGAGGAGGAACTACGTATACAGCAGGTGATGGTTTAGATTTAACAGGTTCTGAATTTAGCACTGACTTAAAATCTAATGGTGGCTTAGTTATAGAATCAACAGAATTAGCAGTAGATTTAGGAGCTTCTTCAATAACAGGAACCCTAGGTGTTGCAGACGGAGGAACAGGAGCTACTACCTTAACCACAGGAAATGTACTGATAGGAAATGGAACTTCTATTAGTTTTTTAAACACAGCTGTTAAAGGAACAATGTTAGTTGGTGAAGCAGGTGCAACTTCTGCATTAGCTGTAGGTACTGATGGTCACGTTTTAACCGCAGCTTCTACAGAAGGTGTAGGAGTAAGATGGACAGCAGCAACAGTTGATGCCTCTAATATTACTGGAACTTTAGCAGTTAGCAAAGGTGGAACAGGTGCCACTACTCTTACAGGTGTATTAAAAGGAAATGGAACAGGCGCTATAACTGGATCTTCTTCTATAGGAGATTTATCTAATGTATCTTTTCCACCATCTACCAACGATGCATCAATGTATATTGGTAATGGAACTCCTAGTGGAATAGTTGGAAGTCCTACCAAAACAACTGCAGTGGGCGAAGGAGCAGGCTTTGCTACCACTACAGCGTCCCGTAATACCTTAATTGGAACTAATGCAGGATTAAGTGCAACAACAGGAAGTGATAATACATTAATGGGTTCTGATTCTGGAGATACTTTAACTATAGGAGCTGGCAATGTAATACTAGGTTCGGGTGCTGATACTAATGCTAATAATGTTAATGCTGGTATTGCAATAGGAAAAAACACTATAGTAAGCACAGGTTCTATAGCTATTGGAGATGGTGCTCAAGCAACAGGATCAAGTGCTGGTATTGCAATAGGAAGAGGAGCCGCTACTACAAACAACAGAACTGCTCTAGGAAGTAGTTCATATCCAGTAAAAACAGGCACACCAGTAGACTCCGAAGCACCAGCAGGATATATTGAAATAGAAATTAACGGAGATGGCACTTCACGATATATCCCTTATTATACCTAAAAATATTTAAAATCAAATGAAATGGAAATTAGGAAAATATCAATTGGTCCTGACTATAAGTCTGGGGCTATGCACTACCTTATCGGGCAAGATGTTCTAGGGGGTAATTATACCATACATCATATAAGACAAGAAAAAAATTGTTTTAAAATTTGGATTATTAGAGACAATGAGATTGTTCTTTGGAAAAGTTTTAATGCAACTATCCCCGTATCTATAGAGTATAATATTAACTTTTAGTATGAAGTCACCTTTTGGTTTTATCGTAACACCAGTGAAAAATACCAGGTACGATAATGTAAAAAAAATAGGAGATATTAACTTTATCACTAGTTCTTCTAAAGAAGACCACACCGTATCTAATCGTTTTGCTAATGTAATATCTACTCCAATAAATTATGATGGTGACATAAAAGTAGGAGACATATTAGTAGTTCACCACAATGTATTTAAATATTACAACGATATGAAAGGCCGAGAAAGAAGTGGTAGAAGTTTTTTAAAAGACAACTTGTTTATAGTAGAACCTACTCAGTTTTTTATGTATAAGCAAGATGGTCAATGGAAGTCACACTTAGATTATTGTTTTGTAAAACCATTTTCTAAAGAAAAATCTGTTATATTTAATAACGATACTTATCAACCACTCACAGGAATTATTGAAGTTACTAATGACATACTTACTGAATTAGGTGTTAAAAAAGGAGATAAAGTTTGTTTTAAACCTGAGTCAGAATATGAGTTTAAAATAGATGATCAAACATTATATAGAATGAAATCTAAGAATATAACAATGACGTTATGAGTAAAGAAATTAAATTAAAAATAATTCAAGCAGGTAGAAAAGCAGTAGACCAACTAATTAAAGTAGCTGAAGAAAAGATTATTAAGCCTGACCCCGATGATGAACTAGCAGCAGACAGACTAAAAAATGCGGCAGCCACAAAAAAACTAGCCATCTTTGATGCGTTTGAAATATTAAATCGTATTGATGCAGAAGAAGAGGCTTTAAACAGTGTAAATAAAACTAGTACTAACCAAGGATTTGCAGAGAGAAGATCGAAATAGTTTATATAAAGTCGTACAGGATATTGTACCAAAAACAGCTATGGCTAAGAAAAATAAAGCCAAAAACTGGGAATATGGTTACAATGAAAAGTATGATATTGTAGTTATTTCTAAAGATGGAACACTAGGTGACATTTACGAGATTCAAGGATTAAAAATAGGGCTACCTAAAGCACCATCTAAATATTATTCTAATAAGGAAAAATGTTGGCAACCTTTTGAGTATCCTAAAGCATTATCTAAAATAAAGTCTATATTTCAGTGGAATGAAATGCCGTCTTCATTCAAAGACGCTTGGGTAAATTATATAGAGCAAGAGTTTGATAGAAGAGAAGAAGGTTTTTGGTTTGATAATAATAATGTGCCTACTTACATTACAGGTACTCATTATTGTTACTTACAATGGACTAAAATTGATGTAGGACATCCTGAATTTAGGGAAGCTAATAGAATATTCTTTTTATTTTGGGAAGCTTGCAAAGCAGATAAAAGAAGTTTTGGAATGTGTTATTTAAAAATAAGACGTTCTGGTTTTTCATTTATGGGCTCAGCAGAAACAGTTAATACCGCCACCATATCTAAAGATGCTAGAGTAGGTGTACTATCTAAAACGGGTACTGATGCTAAGAAAATGTTTACAGATAAAATAGTTCCTATATCTAATAATTATCCGTTCTTTTTTAAACCTATTCAAGATGGTATGGATAAACCAAAGACAGAATTATCTTATCGTGTTCCTGCTAGTAAGATTACTAAAAGAAATATGTATCTTACTGATAATCAAGAACTTGAAGGTTTAGATACTACTATTGATTGGCGTAATACTTCTGACAACTCTTATGATGGTGAGAAACTACAACTACTTATTCACGATGAAAGTGGTAAGTGGGAAAAGCCTGAAAACATACTAAATAACTGGCGTGTAACAAAAACTTGTTTGAGATTAGGTAGTAAAATTATTGGTAAGTGTATGATGGGCTCCACATCAAATGCATTAGATAAAGGAGGTAATAATTTTAAAAAACTATACTATGATTCTGATGTAAAAAACAGAAATGCTAATGGTCAAACTAAATCTGGTTTATATTCTTTATTTATTCCTATGGAATGGAATTTTGAAGGTTATTTAGATAAGTATGGTATGCCTGTTTTAAATACCCCAGAAAGAGCTATTCAAGGAAACGATGGAGAGTATATTACTACAGGATCTATTAATTATTGGGAGAATGAAGTAGAGTCTTTAAAAAATGATGCTGATGCACTTAATGAATTTTATCGTCAATTTCCTAGAACAGAGTCTCACGCATTTAGAGACGAAAGTAAACAATCGTTATTTAACTTAACTAAATTATACCAACAAATAGATTATAATGATGGTTTAATTAAAGCAAGGTATTTAACACGAGGTAGTTTCTTTTGGGAAAATGGTGTTCAAGATTCTAGAGTAATATGGAGTCCAAATAAAAGTGGTAGATTTTTAGTTAGTTGGCTTCCTAAGCAACAATTACAAAACAGGAAAGAACAAAGAAACGGAAGGTATTATCCTGGTAACGAACACCTTGGTTCTTTTGGCTGTGACAGTTATGACATCTCTGGAACAGTAGGAGGAAAGGGGTCTAATGGAGCTTTACACGGAATAACTAAGTTTCATATGGATGATGCTCCAACCAATGAGTTTTTTTTAGAATATGTAGCCAGGCCACAAACAGCAGAGATATTTTTTGAAGAAGTATTGATGGCTTGTATATTTTATGGTATGCCTATACTTTGTGAAAATAACAAACCTAGATTACTATATCATTTTAAAAACAGAGGCTATCGTGGGTATTGTATGAATAGACCTGATAAACAATTTAATAAACTATCTAAAACAGAAAAAGAGCTGGGTGGTATTCCTAATACTTCAGAAGATGTAAAACAATCTCACGCTTCAGCTATTGAATCTTATATAGAAAAATATGTTGGTTTAGATTTATCAGAACAGTTTAGACCAATGGATGAAATGGGTTCAATGTACTTTACAAGAACTCTAGAAGATTGGGCTCGTTTTGATATTAATAAAAGAACTAAATTTGATGCTACAATTAGCTCAGGCCTAGCTATTATGGCCAATCAAAAACATTTATATACTCCTGTCAAAAAAGAGTCAAAAATAAGCATTAACTTTGCAAGATATGCTAATAAGGGGAATTTAAGCGAATTACTAAAATAAATGAAAGACGTTGAGATATTACTAAACCCCGCAGGTTTTCCAAATCAATTTGCCACTGATGCTGAAAAAGCAACAATGGAGTATGGATTACAGGTAGGTCAGGCCATTCAGTATGAGTGGTTTAGAAAAGGTGGAGGTAGCTGTAGATATTATAGTCAACTCCAATCTTTTAATCAATTAAGAAGATATGCAAGAGGTGAGCAATCAGTAGCTAAATACAAAAATGAATTAGCTATTGACGGTGACTTATCTTATTTAAATTTGGATTGGACTCCAGTTCCCATCCTTCCTAAGTTTGTAGATATTGTTGTTAATGGAATGTCTAATAGATTGTTTCACGTAAAAGCATATGCTCAAGACGCTCTATCAAGTGAACATAGAAACAAATACCAGAAGTTAGTTGAAAGAGATATGCTTAATAAAGATATCTTCAGTGACTTCCAAGACTCTTTTGGTATCAACCCATTTATGACAGATGTAGAAGATCTTCCAGAAAACGATGAAGAACTGCAATTACATATGCAATTAAAATATAAACCATCTATTGAAGTAGCTGAAGAAGAAGCAATTAATACAGTATTAGAAGAAAATCATTATTTAGATATTAAAAGAAGAATAGATTATGATATGACTGTTTTAGGAGTTGGAATGGCCAAGCATCAGTTTTTACCAGGAAGCGGTGTTCAAGTTGATTATGTAGACCCAGCTAATGTTGTGTATAGTTACACAGAAGACCCACATTTTAAAGATTGTTTTTATTGGGGTGAAGTTAAAACAATGCCAATAGCAGAGCTTATTAAAATTGATCCTGAATTAACTAGAGAAGATTTAAAAAAAATATCTCAATATAGCCAGACTTGGTATGATTATTATAATGTAAATAGGTTTTATGAAAACACTTTATTTTATAAAGACACCGCTACGTTAATTTATTTTAACTATAAGACTACTAAAAAGTTTGTATACAAGAAAAAAATATTAGAAGGCGGAGGGGAAAGGATAATTGAAAAAGACGATAGTTTTAATCCGCCTGAAGATATGATGAAGGAGGGTAAGTTTGAAAGAGTAGAAAAAACTATTGAGGTGTGGTATGAAGGAATTATGGTAGCTGGCTCTAATATTTTACTCAAATGGGAAATGGCTAAGAATATGGTTCGACCTAAGTCAGCTTCTCAGCACGCAATGCCTAATTATGTGGCTTGCGCTCCAAGAATGTATAAAGGAAATATAGAATCATTAGTAAGAAGAATGATTCCTTTTGCAGACCAAATACAAATCACTCATTTAAAATTACAACAAGTAGTTGCTAAAATGGTTCCAGATGGTGTATTTATAGACGCTGACGGATTAAATGAAGTGGATTTAGGCACTGGTCAAGCGTATAATCCTGAAGATGCTTTAAGACTTTATTTCCAAACAGGTAGTGTAGTAGGTAGAAGTTATACTCAAGATGGTGAGTTTAACAATGCTAGAGTTCCAATACAACAACTAAATACTAGCAGTGGTCAATCTAAGATGGCTGCATTAATAGGAAATTATAACCACTACTTAGGAATGATTAGAGCAGTAACTGGATTAAATGAAGCTAGAGATGGATCAACACCTGACCCAAATGCGTTAGTTGGTGTTCAGAAGTTAGCAGCTCTTAATTCTAATACAGCTACTAGACATATACTAGAAGGTAGTTTATATATAAGTAGAACTATTGCGGAAGGATTATCACTAAGAATAGCTGACTTACTAGAGTTTGCTCCATTCAAAGAAGAGTTTGCTAATCAAATAGGAAAATATAACGTAGATAGAATAGAAGATATTAAAGATTTATATATATATGACTTTGGAATATTTATTGAAATAGCTCCAGATGAAGAAGAAAAAGCAATGCTGGAGCAGAATATTCAAATGGCATTATCTAAAAACGATATTAATTTAGAAGACGCTATTGACATTAGAGAGGTTAGAAACTTAAAAATGGCTAATCAGTTATTAAAACTTAAGAGAAAAAGAAAACAAGATGCTGATAGGGAAGCTGCAGCAATGCAACAACAAATGACTGCTCAAACTCAATTCCAATCTCAGAAGATGGCTTCGGACGCAGCAATGCAAAAGATACAGTTAGAGGGTGAAATGAAAATGAGATCAAAACAAGCGGAAATTGCTTTTGAAATAGAAAAGTTAAAAAACGAAGCTTCGTTAAAACAACAGTTAATGACTTATGAATTTCAACTTAATATGCAATTAAAGGGAGTTGAAGAATCAGCTATCAATACAAGAGAAACAAAAAGAGAAGAGGCTAAGTCTGAAAGGATTAGCCAACAAAATACTGAGCAATCAAAGTTGATTCAACAGAGGCAACAAAAATTACCTCCAGTTAACTTTGAATCAAAAGAAGACAGTTTAGATGGGTTCGATTTAGCAGAGTTTGAACCTCGATAAAATAAATAAAATAATTAGTAACTTTGCATAATAAAATCAAATTAAATGGAAATTAAAGTAAAAGAATACGATTCTGGACCTCAGAAGTCAAAAGCACAAGTAGAGGAAGAATTGTTACAAAAGCACGAAGCCGAAGTAAATGGTGAGAGTGTAGAAGAGAATAAGGTAGAAGCAGTTAGCATAGGTGAAACTAAAACAGAAGAACCTATTAAAACTGAAGAACCAATTAAAGAAGAGCCTGTAGTGGGGGAAAAACCACAAATGGGCGAACAAGAAGTTCTTTCATTTATTAGAGAGAAGTACAGTAAGGAAGTTAATTCTATTGATGACCTTCTTGCTAAAAGAGAGCAAGAAGAGTTACCAGCAGATGTAGCAACTTATTTACAGTACAAAAAAGAGACTGGTCGTGGATTTGAAGACTTTGCTAAAATCAATAAAGATTATAGTAAAGAAAGTCCTGATCAAGTATTATCTATGTATTATGCAGAGATGGAAGAGGGTTTAGATAGAGATGAAATAGACTATTTGCTTAACTCTAAGTTTGGAACTGACCCAGAAGTGGATTCAGAAGATGAAATTAAAAAGAAAAACATAGATAAGAAAAAAGAACTTGCAAAGGCTTTAAAACACTTTGAAGGTCAAAAAGAAAAATACAAAGTTCCTGTTGAGTCAATGGGCGCTAAAATTTCGGATGAAGACCAGCAAATGTTAAAAGCTTATCAAGAACAAGTGGAGAAATCCAAGGAAGCTCAAGGTTTAGCCCAAAAGCGATCAGAGAACTTTCAGGAAAACACCAATAAATTGTTTACTGAAGAATTTAAAGGTTTTAAGTTTAACATCAGTGATAAAGAATATGTTTATTCTCCTGGCGATTTCAACGAACTGAAGAAGTCTCAATCTGACATTATGAACTTTATATCAAGGTTTACTAATGATCAAGGAGAGATATCGGATGTAGTTGGATATCACAAGTCGTTGTCAATGGCAATGAATCCTGAAAAGTTCGCAAAGTATTTTTACGAGCAAGGGGTGGCATCAGCTGTTAATGAGTCTGCTAAAAAATCTAAAAATATAAATTTAGATATGAGGCAAACTCCGCAGGTGACATCTAAACAAGGATTTAGTGTTAAGGCTACGACACCCTCGTCTAGGCGGGGATTGACAATTAGGTCACCAAAAAATAAATAAGTTAAACATTAAAAACAAAAAACAATGAGTTTAAATATACCGGGGTTTGCTCTACAGCCAAGTGCTACTAGAGTACCAACCGCAACAAACTATATGACAAGTTTTGATTTTTTAAATCAATATTTGCCAGACACATACGAAAAGGAATTTGAGAGATATGGAAACAGAACTCTTTCTTCTTTCTTAAGAATGGTAGGTGCTGAGATGCCTTCTAATTCTGACCTTATTAAATGGGCAGAACAAGGTAGATTACACATTAAATATACAGACGTAACTACTAACGCTACTGCTGGACTTGGACAAGGAACATTTACAGTTGCTGACACTTTGATTCCCGCAAACCAGATAATGGCTGCTGCTGGTACAGCATCAGAAATAGCTATTAGAATAGGTCAAACAGTTATGATATCTGGAAACGCTGGCTTTGCTAGTATTGCTAACAAGGGTGTTGTTACTGCTATTACTGCAAATACTTTCACTTGTTCTTTCTACGAAACAGGAGGATATAGTGGGACAGGTAGTGCTTCAGAAAAACTAAGTGTTTTCATTTATGGTTCTGAATTTAAAAAAGGAACTCCTGGAATGGAGAAATCTTTAGAGCCATTTGACACGATTCTTGAAAACAATCCTATTATCATCAAAGACAACTACGAAGTAAGTGGTTCTGATATGGCTCAAATCGGGTGGGTAGAAGTATCTACTGAAGATGGAGCTAATGGATACCTATGGTATTTAAAAGCAGAGCACGAAACAAGAATGAGGTTTGAAGATTACTTAGAAACTGCAATGGTTGAAGCTGTTAAAGCTGAAGGAGCTGTAGCTAATGGCGCTGCTGCTGGTGGTTTTGTTGGTTCTGAAGGATTATTTTCTGCTATTGAGACAAGAGGTAATATCTTTACAGGTGCTATTACTAATTTAGGAGATTTCGATTCTATTATCGAAAGACTAGATAAGCAAGGCGCTATTGAGGAAAATGTTCTTTTCTTAAACAGACAAACATCTTTCGAGATTGATGATATGTTAGCTGCTCAGAACTCTTATGGTAATGGTGGTTCATCTTACGGATTATTTGATAATGACGAAGAGATGGCATTAAACCTAGGATTTTCTGGATTTAGAAGAGCATATGATTTCTACAAGACAGACTGGAAATACCTTAACGACCCTACAATGCGAGGTGGTTTAGTTGGTGGAGCTATTGATGGTGTATTAGTACCAGCTGGTTCAACTAACGTTTACGACCAAGTATTAGGAAGAAACGCTAAGAGACCATTCTTACACGTAAGATACAGAGCTTCTGAAACTGAAGACAGACGTTATAAGTCTTGGATTACTGGTTCGGCCGGTGGTGCAGCTACTAGCGATAGAGATGAGATGAGAGTTAATTTCTTATCAGAAAGAGCACTATGTACTATGGGTGCAAACAATTTCGTATTGTTCAAATAATAGTATAATTTATGGAGGGGAGCAATCCCCTCCTATTTTTTAAAATTTAAATTAAATCAAATGAAAAAAAAGAAAGAGATAAAAGACCGTGTGTATAAGTTGAGAAACGGTCATCAACCATTAAGTCACACGATTAATTCTAGAAACACAAGAAGAAAGCCATTATTATATTTTGATGGTGAACACAATAGACCTTTACGTTATGCATCCAATCAAAAGAGTCCTTTTGAAGATGAGCAAGATAAAAACGTAATATTAGACCCAGTTATTTTTGAAGATGGAATGTTGTATGTTCCTAAAAACAATCCTGTATTACAGGAATTTTTACATTACCATCCAGACAATGGTTCTGTTTTTGAGGAAGTAGACAAAGAAGCAGATGCTCAAAAAGAAGTAGATTATTTAGAGATTGAGGCAAAAGCATTTAAACAAGCTGCTGAATTAACTTTAGATCAAATGGAAACTTTAGGTAGAGTATTCTTGGAACTTAGAGTAGGTAATTTGACTACTGCTGAATTAAAAAGAGACATTATACTATTTGCTAAAAACCATCCGGAAGACTTCTTAGATTCTCTTAATGACCCAATGTTGGAACTACAAGATACTGTAGTTAAAGTATTTGACAAAGGATTATTAAGCTTAAGAAACAACGGTAAGGATGTTTATTATAATCTTAAGACTAAAAAGACCAAGCTTTTAACTATTCCTTTTGGAGATGATCACGTACAGACAGTGGCATCATTCTTCCAGAAAGACGAAGGCATTGACATATACAAAGCCTTCCAAGATATGTTAGAAAAATAGGCTATCTTTGTAAGATTATTAACCACTTAATTTTTTAAACTATGCAAAAGTTTTTAAGTATACCAGTTACAAACGAGCAAAAACAATTAGTCTCGTGTAACGACATTAAATTAATCGAACAATTCTCTACAACCGTAGTAAAAGTCACTTACGGAGGAGGAAAAGTAACAAGTATTACTCACGCAACAGCAGCTTCAGGAAACGAAGAAATGAGAGATGCTATTCAGGATGGTGTTGTTCAAGTATTGAAACAACAATGGACTGAAGTTATTTTAGAAATGGATTCTTTACCACTAGCGGTAAGCGGAATCGCAATAGCTTAAGATATGGAGAAGTTTTTAAACGTACCCGTATATAAGGAAGTTGTAAACGACACGTCTGTTACTGCGGTTGGTTCTGCAGATTTAACAGTTACTGGCAATGCATTTGCTAATGTGTCTGTTGGAGATATTGTTCACGTAGACGCAGCAGGTATTAATAAGTATTTTTTAGTTGCTAGCAAAATAGACAATAATAATGTTACTTTAACAGCTTTAGATGGTGGAACTACACCAGTAGCAGCTGATTTAGACTTTTTTATTCATTCATCAACTGTTAACAACGGTCAATTGGTTTCTGGATCAGGAGTTTTATTAGTAGAACAAGCTAGTACTAGCACTGTTAAAATAACTTATGACAAAGCAAGTTCTTTAGATACAATCACTTTAACACACACTCCTGTTGCTTCAGGAAGTGAAGCAGTTAGAGATTTGATTGAAGAAGGAATAGTTAAAGGTTATACTTCTAGCTGGACGGATGTTTCTCACGATGTATCTGTTTTACCTAACAAAGTAATAGGTATTTCTATAGCCGCTTCATAATATATATATATTTAAATTACACAAGAGCTTCTATTACTAGAGGCTCTTTTTTTTTGCTTATCTTTGTATGAAAAGATTTTAGATGATAAATTCTGTTAGAAATACTGTTCTTTCTATACTGAATAAAAATAATTACGGATACATATCTCCAAGTGACTTTAACCTTTTCGCAAAACAAGCACAATTAGATATATTTGAAGATTATTTTTACCAGTATAATAATCAAATAAATAAAGAGAACAACAGACTTACTAGACTATCTGGAACCGGATATGCTGACATTACCAAAGGAATAGAAGAAGTAATAGATAGTTTTTCAGTTACGTCATTCTTAACTAGAGTTAATGCCAATATTTATTCGCTTCCTACTGATTATTATTTAATTAATAAAATATTCTATTACTCTACTCAGTTAGCTTCAGGAACTACTACAGGAACTACTGCAGGTAAATTAGATGATGTGGATGCTAACTTTTTAGGAGTAGTAAGCATAGGTGACATAGTAGTAAATACCACTGACTCCACATCTGCTTTTGTAACAGCAGTTGCTAACACATCACTTACTTTAAGTAGTGATATAATAGTAAGTGGAGAAAATTATGTAATTTATAATAATAATGATATTAGTGAAGTAGAGAGAGTTAATCAAGATAAAATATTTTATTTAACTAACTCTAATTTGACAGCTCCTACTAAACAATATCCAGCTTACGTTTTAGAAGGAAATAATGTTACTGCTTATCCAACTACTATATCTGGAGTGTCTGATTTACAAACTCAATATGTTAGATACCCAAAAGACCCTAAATGGACTTTTACTTCTCTTAGTGGCGGTCAACCTCTTTTTGACCAATCTCAAGCAGATTATCAAGATTTTGAGCTACCACTGTCAGACGAAACGGATTTAGTAATAAGTATTTTAAAATATGCTGGTTTATCTATTAGAGAATCTGAAGTAGTTCAAGTAGCTGATGCACAGCAAAAAATGGAAATGGTACAAGAAAATAGTTAATGGCTTATATATCACAATATCAATATTATGAAAACAATGGTAATGTTCCTGAGAATGCCAACTGGGGTTCTTACCAATATGTTTCTTTACAGGATATCGTAAATAACTATATGTTAATGTACGTTGGTAACAACAAATTAATTAACAATGTAGATAGATATCAAATTTTATTTCACGCTAAAAGAGCGATACAAGAACTAAACTACGATGCTTTTAAAGAAATAAAAATATTACAGTTAGACGTAGGAGATAATCTAAGATATATATTACCGTCAGATTACATCAACTGGGTGAGAGTGTCTATATATCATAACGGTTATTTATTTCCTTTAACAGAAAATATTCAAACTAATTACGCAGAGGCTTATCTTCAAGATAATAATAATAAGATTTTATTTGATCAAGATGGTAATGTATTAAAACCAGAAAACTCTACTATTGATTTAGAAAGAATTAATAATACTAAAAAAAGTATTTATTTAAATAAAAATAGCCCTTACGACAATATGGAGGGTTGGTGCATAGATGGATGCTGGTACTTTGATTATGCTGTAGGAAAAAGGTTTGGTTTAAATACTGAGACTGCTAACGCACTGCCTACATTTAAAATAGATAGTAAGGGTGGCGTTATTAATTTTAGTTCAGGAGCAGCTAATAGGTCTGTTATATTAGAATATGTTTCAGATGGTATGGAAAATGGTAATGACTCTTTAGTTACTGTAAACAAAATGTTTGAAGAGTTTTTATACTCTTATATAAGTTATTCTATATTAAATACTAAACTAAACGAACCAGAATACATTATAAACCGATACAGAAAAAGCAAGTCAGCACTATTAAGAAATGCCAAAATAAGAATGAGTAACATTCACCCTGGAAGACTACTTATGAATTTAAGAGGCCAGGATAAGATTATAAAGTAATATGCAATTAAATAGTTTATTCTTTAAAGGCGTAATGAATAAGTCTACTGACGAAAGGATACTACCTCCTGGAGAATATGTAGATGCATTAAATGCTAGATTAGGTTCTACAGAAGATTCTGAGATTGGAACTTTAGAGAATACCAAAGGAAATACTTTATTAACCAATATCACTAATCAAGGAGTGGCATTAAGTGCTAATGCACTTTGTATTGGTTCTTATGCAGATGATTCTGATGAAACTATTTATTGGTTTATTACTGATCCTGGAGTAGTTGATTTAATTGTTTCATTCAATGTAAAAACTTCTGTTACAATATATCATATTATATCTACTACTATTCTTAATTTTAACCCTAGTTATTTAATAACAGGAGTTGAATTAATAGATAGATTTTTAATATTTACAGATAATTTAAATCCACCTAGAAAAATAAATGTAGATAGGTCTTACGCATTTCCTGTTGGTGGTGTAGACCAAATAACAGCAGATGAGATTAAATTAATAGTAAAGCCACCTATAAATCCACCAACCTTTACTTTATCTAGTGCTGATAATGATGATCAAAGTTTTTTAACAGATAAGTTTATTTCTTTTGCATACAGGTTTAGGTATGAAGATGGAGAGTACTCTGCTTTATCTCCATTTAGTTCACCTGCATTTGAACCTGAAAATGATATTCCTGTAAAAGTAGATTTTAATACTATTAAAAATGAATCAATGGTTAATGCATATAACGCAGCCACTGTTTTTTTTAATACAGGCTCTTCTTTAGTAAAAGAAATAGAAGTTTGTTATAAAGAAAGTTCAAGTTTAGTAATTAAAGTAATAGATAGATATAGTAAATCAGATTTAGGATGGGCAGATAATACTACTCAATCTATATTTTTTAGAAACAAAGAAGTATTTAGTGTTCTTTCAGCAAATGAATCTTCAAGGCTTTATGATGCCATTCCATTAAAAGCTAAAGCTTTAACACAATCTGGAAACAGATTAATGTTAGGTAATTATGTAGATGGGTATGATATGAAAGACAGTAGTGGGTTAGACGTTAAATTAGATTATGTAACTAGTTTAGTTAATATACCTGGTGAATTTAAAGGTCAATTATTATCTTCAGACTATCAAGTGCTTAATGCTAGTTCAAGTCCTAGCACAATAAGTGTGGATAAATCAAAAGCAGTTTATGATTTTGGTTTAACACAATTTAATCAAGGAGCTTTTGTTTCTTTTACAGCTACTTTTACAAGTTTATCGAGTGGTGCTAATATATATAATCAAACTGCAGCAACATTAAATTTAACAAGGTCTTCTGATTTTTCATTTACAATTACTTCTACTATTCAATTGACAGATACTTATGCTGATGTGGCTTCATTTGTAGGTAGTGATGATTTTAAAAATTTAATAGGAACAGGTTTAGGTTCTGCTACTTCTCCTCCTTTTAAAACTTTTGCAAGTGCTGCTACAGGGGTTACAGCAACAGACCAGTTTAATAGTAATTTATTAGATAATAGCGCAATTAATAGTGTGGGCGGAGCTAGTGTAACTGCTATTAATTCAGCCGTTCCAAATGCTGCTGCAGCTTCTTCTACTATTGTTTCTCCATCTACTTACCCAACAGGGCAAACGGGATTTGTAGAGGCGTTTACAATGACCAGCCCAACACAAGTAAGTTTACAAACTTTAATGGCTGTTTATGAAGCAGGAGGCGTTAAGTCATTTGAGGGGTTTGAATTTGCTGACCCTGAAACTAATCCTAGTTTTTTTACTATTAGTTCAAATAGAGATAAAGAGAGTTTACACAGTAATAGAGATTATGATGTAGCTATAATTTATATGGATGATTATGCTAGGTCTAGCACTGCATTAGTTAGTTTAGATAGTAGTATTAATGTGCCTGCACAAAATTCTACATTAATTAATAAAGCACAGGTTAATATTCCTATTTCTCAAAAACCACCATCTTGGGCAAAATATTATAAGTTTGCTATCAAGCCATCTAAATTAAATTATGATACTTTGTTTTTTATTAGAGCTGAGCCAGACAAAAATGACTCTACTGAATTTTTCTGTTTATTAGAGGGGGAGACTGCTCAAAAAGTATCGGATGGAGAAGTATATACAGTAAAAAGAGATATTGATGGGCCTAAAAATTCTTATATAGAGGCTACTTGTTTAGAGAAAACCACTAATCCTAATATTGACACTGCCTCTGCCTCTTATCCAGGACCAGGTCCTTATGCTAAGTTTTCTCCTGGAAATGAATACAGAGTAAATGAACCTGGTTTAATTAATGAAAAAAATGGTAAAAAACAAAAAAATGTTTTACTTCCATTTAGAGGTATTGATGCTGTTTGTGTGTTGTCTACTGGATCAACTAATCCATTTTCAAGTGCTACCATAAAAGAAGGAACTAATGTCACTATAAAAATAAGATGTGAAAGACCAGATAATAGACCTAGTAGCACTTCAAACAAGGAGAACAAAAATAAATTCAGTAATCTAATAACCACAAGAAGAGCTGACAAACAGTATTCATCAGGAGCAACACTTCAAGATAATTTAAACCAAATGGTGCAGCAGCAGTTTACAAATAATAATGGGTTTTTTGCAAACGATGAAATAGATTACGGTGGAAATGAAGGTGTAAAATTTAGATATAAATTAAATAATGCTATTACAGTTACTGATGATGACGCCCCAATAGTGCCTTCTCAAAATGCTTCGAATTATGGAGAGCATATTGTTAGTTTTAACACTTTTGATGATGGTGGTTCTTCTGTTGCAGGAATTGGAATTAAGTCAGGGTTTGAGACTAGGTTAAATTACATAACTAATGGAACTTCAAAAGTCTCTATACAAGTAAAAATAACTAACATACCTGATGGTCTTTTTGTATTAGAAACAGATGGAGAAGATGCTGCTGATGAAATATATTATGAAGGAAATCAAGTTTTTGAAATAACTAATGATTTACATACTGGCAGTGTTCAAAACCAAAATACTTGGACTTTTTATGATAATGCTCAAAATAATGCTTATAGAAGTTCTCAAAGTTTACCCGCATCTACTTATTATGGTGGAAACCTAGCTCTTACCAGTACTGGAGGAGCTGCTGATGACGCACCGTTTGAAGTGGGTGATACAGTAAACGTCCAACAAACTAATTTATCTCCAACTAATCCTCAGTATAATGGTACTCATACTATATTAGAAAAACCAGATGCTAAAACCATTGTATTAAGTGTGGCTTTTGGTGCAGCAACTCCAGTTGAGGGAGGTACAGTTGATGCAGACGCTATTATTGTTAGTAATTTCTTTAACTGTTATGCTTGGGGAAATGGTATGGAAAGTTGTAAAATACAAGATTCTTTTAAAGAGGATGCTGTAAACATTGGAGAAAGAACTTACACTTTAGCACTTTCTGAATTTAAACAAAAACGAAGAAATGCATCTATTACCTATAGTGGTGTATACAATGATGAGACCAAACTAAATAGACTTAATGAATTTAATTTAGGCATACTTAACTTCAAAGACTTAAATGAAGACTTTGGAAATATTGAACTTCTTAAAGCAAGACAAAATGATTTATTAGTACTACAAGAAGATAAAGTATCTTATGTTTTGGTAAATAAAAACTTACTTACCACTGCTACTGGTCAATCTGATGTCACCTCTACACCAACAATATTAGGTAAGCAAATCACTCGATTAGAAGAATATGGCATTAGTCACAATCCAGAAAGTTATGCTGAGTTTGGTTATGATAAATATTTTACGGATGCCAAGCGTGGTGCAGTGATTAAGTTAACCGGTAGCTCTTATTCTAATGAATCACTAGAAGTTATATCCCAAGCAGGAATGAGGTCTTATTTTAGAGATTTATTTATAGAAGATTTTAATACTCAAAAAATAGGAGGTTATGATCCATATATGAATGAGTATGTTTTAAGTAGTAACAACAAAACTTTACCCGTTGACACTCAAGTAGTGGCTTGTGGATCAGAACTAGAATTCAATAATCAAACATCAAGCTTTACTTATACAGTTAATTTAGGTAATGCAATGGGAACAACTGATATAGACTATAATGTTACTTCAGGTAATATTGATATATCTGTTACTTACGATGGAAATACTGCTACGTCTGGAAGTGTTACTGGAATTGGTACTTTTCAGTTTAGTAAAGATAAACCAAATGTTGACACTGCTAGCATAACTGTTTCTATTATAGGAACATCTGCTAACTATTCTATTACTGCGCAGTGTCCAGATGCTAATGTAATTAATGTATATCAAATATGTATTAATAGTGAGTTTACTGGTTTAGCTCCTAGTATTCATAATCAATATGAATGGGTTTCAACTAGTTTAACACCAACTGTATCTAGTCCACTTATCAACCAACCTGTGACTTTTACAAATGTTGCTACAGGAACAGGTAGTGGAACACAGAGAGTTGCTCAGTATCAGGTGTATACTTCTCAAGTAGCGGTAGGAACTACTCCAACACCTAATGCTATAGTAACTGTTAAGTCTGCTAAAACAGGCTCAGATACATTTGATTTTAATACTAATAATGGAAATAGATTATTGCATTTATTAAGTAGTACTACTTATGTTAATACACAAACAGGTATTAATAATTTATTAACTGCAGCTGCAAGCAATAATTTAACTATATCCAACACATCTACAGGAGTTTTTGAAGGTTCTTTTACTTATACTAATACTGGTACTACTCCAGTGTCTAACTTATATTTAATATATGACTACAGAACATCAACTGCTGTTAGTTTATCTTTTGGGTCTACTGAAAGTATAGTTTGTAATGGTTTAGGAACTTTAGGAACTTATTATATAGATGCTGCTGTTCCATCTGAATCAACCGCTATTTATAATGATGCTGCAATGACAGTGCCTGCAGCGGTTGGTTATTATTTATATGTTAATCCAAACCCAACAGTAGTTGATACGTATTGGTTAAGACAAGATGCAAATGGATTAATTGTTCAAGTAAGTTTTTGTTCAAGTTAAATTATGTCAGAAGTAACCTTATCATATAGCCCAGGAGTAAAAGGATGGCCTTCTTTTTATTCATTTATACCAGATTATATTCAAGGTATGAACAACTATTTATATACTTTTAAAAACGGTCAATTATACAGGCATAATACTAATAGTTTGAGAAATAATTTTTATGGTGTTCAGCATAATACTACTATTAAAAGCGTATTTAATAAAGGACCATTAGATACTAAATTATTTAAAACACTTACTTTAGAATCAGACTCACCTTGGTCTGCTACTTTAGCTACTGACTTACCTCAAACAGGAAGTATTAGCTCTACCTTTTTTGAAAAGAAAGAAGGTAATTACTTTGCTTTTATTAGATTTTTAGAAACAGATATTAATTTATTAATGAGATATGCTAATGGTATAGCTAATGTAGGCACAGTTGATGCCACTACTCCATCTGCAACTACTCTTACTTTTGGTTCTTCTGTAGATATAGGTAGTATTATTAGTATAGGAGATATGGTGTATTATGGGTCTACTCCTAGTCTAGGTGGTCAAGTAACAGCAATATCTGGTCAAGTTGTAACAATTGACACCACTGTAAGTGGAGGTAGTGCTCCTAGTAATAGTGACTTTATATTATATGTCAAAAACACAGTAGCAGAGTCACACGGTGTATTAGGCCATTATTGTGAGTATGAGCTCACTAACACCTCTACATCAAAAGTAGAATTATTTTCAGTAAGTTCTGAAACAATGAAAAGTTTCCCTTAAATTAGTATATTTGCATATGATTAAGATAATACTCGCAATCCTTAACATCTTTGTCCTTCAATACGTATTTGGTTTAATTATTCCTTCAGAGGGAGCATACTTAGCTATTGATCCAATGACCGCAACGCTTATTATAAGCGGTGTTACTAAGTTAGCTAGTACTGGTTTTAGTTTATCACAAGCATCAAGAGCTAAAAAAGATATGATGAAAGCAGAAAGACAAGCTTCTAAAGCTGTTAAAAAAGCTTATCAAAGAGCTGGAGTTAATCCTCAAGAAATGAGAACTATTGACCCTATGCTATATGAAACAGCAGGTGAAAGAATAAGTCAAGACTTATCCACTGCTTTAGAGATTACTGCTGGAGATGACCCTAGGTTACAAGCAGCAATGGGTAGTAGATTAGCTCAGCAATCAGCTAGAGAAAGACAAAACTTAGAGTTACAAAAAAGAAGAGATATTCAGGCATTAGAGGCGGATATAGCTACAGGTGAAGAAAATAGACTGCAAAGATTAGCTAATTTAGATTTAGCACAAGCTAGAGGATTTCAACAGCAAGCAGCAGATGCTCAACAAAGAAGAGTGGCTGGTCAGCAACAGGCTATAGGCTCTGCTACATCTATTATAGATGATTATACTGGATTAATAGCAGCAGGAGTATCACCACAACAAATTCAAAAAGGTTTTCAAACTAGTTTTGGTGGTGTTGGTCAACAAGCTGCAGCTGTACCATCACAGTTTGGCGTAACTCCTTCTACCCCACAATTAGGAGCTCAAAGTCAGTTATTAAATAATACGCAACAACCTGATGTAAATCTTTTTGATTTATCATTAGACTCAACATTAGGAATGCGAGGAAATAGACCCGTAACTTTAGGTTCTGATAGTCAGTTTTTAGAACCTGTTTATCTGCCATCAATGAATATGTATGGAATATCACGTTAAATTATGGCAGCACCAGGAATAGGTTACGTAAAAAGAGATGTAGATAAAACTACTATAGACTGGAGTGCAGTAAGCTCTAGTATTACAGGTGCTTTGGGTGAGGCCTTTACAGCAGCACAAAAACAAAGAGCTGAGGTTGAGTTAACAGACCAAAAAATGGCTGGTGAAATACAAAACCTACCCAAAGGAGCAACACCAGATCAAAGTAAATACTATGCATCCGCTATTCAAAATATTGGCGATGCTAATCAAACTATTAAAGAGCAGTATGAGAACGGTGACATTAGTGCTACTCAGTATAAAATAGCTGTTAACTCTCTTAACACCCAGTATCAAATATTTAAAAATAATGCTGTATCTTATCAAGATTCTTATACTAAATACAAAGAAAAAGTATTGGATGAAAACTCTGGATTAGTCACTAATCTTTTTGCTACCACTGTAGATACTATGGCTGGTATGAATAAGTCAGTTAACTGGAATGCTGAAACTCAAATGCTTGAGTCTACTTATGTGGTAAATGGACAAACAATTACCACTCCAGTAACTAATGACTTAGCAATGATGAGTTATGAAAATAAAAAGTTTAATCAGAAAGCTATTACTAATGCTGATAACTCTTTTGCTAAAAAAGTTTTTGAAACTGTAGATGCAGAAGGCAATGTAACTTACTCTGCTAATTATAATAGTCCACAATTTAAAGATGCTTTACAAAATTATGTGTCAGGACTTACTAGTGACGCTAATGGAATACAAGCGTTAGAGTATTTAGGAGCAAGAAATTATGAGTTAACGTTAGAAGCACCTACTAATGCTAATCAAATACAAGTAAGAATTGATAAAAGCAGCGGTTTACCAATAGCAACAGATGTTGCTGCGGTTAAAAAGCTAGCTCAAGATGGCTTAAAGAAGGATATAATAGCTAGTTTAGATACTACTTATAAAAAATCTGTAGACTCAAAAATATCTAAAGAATCAAAAGAGTATGATGCTAGATTTGAGTCTACTTTCTTACCTAATATAATAGCTGCTAAACAAATGACAGCAAACATCAAAGCGGGAAAACCTTTTGTAGATGTTATTGTAGATAGAGTTCAAGGAATGGATGATCCAGGCACAAGAATTTTAAAATTAGATTCCCCAGAAGTGCAGATAAATCAACAAGCTAAAACATCATTTCCTGGTGCTGATTTCTTTTTATTAAAAGACGGAAAACTAGAAGGAGTTACAATTAAAAGTGAGTCCCAAATTGCAAACTTTATGAACGAGCTAGAAGGGTTGAAGCCAGAAAGAATTGACGAATATAAGGTTGATATAAAAAATTATGACTTTTTTACAAATCCCCAAGGTAAAATAAAGTTTAATAAATCTGCAGGGGGTTTTAGACCTGCAGTAGACAATAATGGTCTTCCTGTAAATTAATAACATATGCCTAGTTACAAAACTCCTAACGGAAACATATTAGAAGAGTCAGTGCTGAGAGAACAATATGGAGAAAGATTTGATAAATTTGTTGCTGAAGGACTTTTGATTTTAGTAGAAGATGATGAAAATTTAAAAAAAAAAGATTCAGATTTACCTGTTCAGGAGGAAGTTACGGAATCTATTACAGAAGTGGAAACACCAGATACTTCATTGGACTCCTCAGAAGAGGTAGTTGAATTAGAAGAGCCTGAAGCAATACCTGACCCAGTAGACACAGAATCTAAAGTTTTAAGTGAATTACAAATAAATCCTGAAGAGTTTAAGAGTTGGAAAGAAGAAAATTTAAGGCCAGAATCAAAGGCTTATGACTTCTTTAAAAACATATTATTGACTGATGAAGGGGAACAGTTTGAAGATGAAGAGAAAATACAAAAACAAGTTTCCTCATATTTAGCTCAAAAACTAAATAAAAATCTTGAATTAATAGACGAGTCAGATGAGTTTTCAAGAAAGTCTTTAATAGAACAAAATAAAAAAGATTCTCAAACTCTTTTAGATAACTTAAAGTCATACAATAAAGAAGCTGTTTTAGACGAAAAAGAAGATAGACGTAAACTACTAGAGAGACAATCAAAAGGTCTTTTAACTAGAGGAGCCTCAACAGGTCTTGATTTATTAAAAGCTGGAGCTAATGCTGCTGTTCAATATTCAATGGGAACGGCAGCGGCACTTTTTGCAGAAGCTGATGCATTACTAACATCGGCTGGCGCAGACAAGAAAGGGGCATTGGCTGGGATATCTGAAATGTTTTTAGATGCTGGTCAAGCTTGGGATTTAGATTTAGGCCAGGTTAAAAGGTCTGCTTTTACACAAGGAAAAGAAGTAATGTACGGAGGAAAAGAATATATTGTTTCTGACACTGGAGTTGTTTATGATGCGGAAACAAATATAAGAGTAGATGATATTATTCCAGAAAGTGATGTTATACAAATAGCAAGAAAAGCAGCTTTAATAGAAGATGATGTTACTAATGTAGACTTAGGATCTAGCTTGTCTGGGATAGGGAGTACTTTAGTAAATCTTTATGGTTTAATAAAATCAGGGAAGGGTGTCTCAAAAGCTCTTGGGGTTAGCCCTAAACTAGGAATGGGATTAGCTTCTTTTTCAAGTACTGTTGCAGATAATATGGCTTCTGTGAAAGATGACCTTATGGCTCAAGGTGTGAGTGAAACAGAGGCTAACGATAAAGCTGTTATATTTGGTAATGCTATAGCTACTCTTGATGGTCTTTTTTCTGGTTTAGCTGGAAGCAACGAGAAGCTATTAGGGTCTACAAAGATAGTTAAAGATGCTTTATTTGACTTAGCTAAAAAAAAGGGTAAAGATTTTTCAAAAGAACAGCTTAAATCAAAAGCAAAAGACTTAATTAAGGAAAACGCAAAAGAATTATTCATAGAGGAAATACCTGTTCTTTTATCTGAAAAAGGAATAAATAGTGTAATAAACTATGCAGCTGGGGTAGACGCTAGGTCTGGTATTGAAGACTTAAAAAGAGCTGACTTGTATGAAACCACTCTCTTGACTGTAGGGGCAACGACCGGAATAGGTTCTAAAAAACTTCTTACAAATAATCAAAGAAATGACATTGTTAGACAGTTAGCACAAAACACGGATGGCTTAGAAAAAGCAGGCACTAAACTAGTAGATGACGGTCTTCTTACTAAAGATGAGGCTGCTAAAGCTATAAACGAAGTTAAAGCAATGGAATATGCAGAAGCTAAAACTTCAGGAGCTGTTAAGATTACTGAAAATATGTTAGAAGCAGCTGCTTTAATAACAAAAAAAGAACAATTAACAAAAGAAAAAGAACAAACAGACCCTTCTCTAGTAGGTGACATTGACAATAGAATAGCTTCTATTAACAAGCAACTGGAACAAATCAAAGAAAAAGATGACGCAGACGTAAGGGATATTATTAAAAACGAAAAAGATGCCATTCAAAAGCAAGAAACAGGAGATATACTTGATGCTGAACCAGCCGAAAGTGTACAAGAAGTGGAAGAAGAAGTACGGGAGCCTTCTATCGAAACGGAAGAAAAAATAAAAATTAAAAGTAAACCTGCATTAGACCCTGTCACAAAAGAAACTATTGATTCTTATGAATTAGAAGGTGAAGAAAAAGAAAATAGATTAAATTTTGTTGAAAAACAAATTGAAAAAGATATTCAAGAAGGAAAATCAGTTAAAGAAATAGTTCAAGGAATTGAAAAAAGATTAAATCTTGACAAGCAATCTAAAAATAAAGTAATCTTATATATAACTGATCGTGTAAATAAAAAAACTACACAATCGTTTTCTGAGTGGAATAATTCAAAGCCAACACCAACCGAACAAACAACAGAACAAGAAGTTAAGGTTTATGATAATATAAATGATAACTTAGAAGTATTCGGAGAGTTTACTAAAAATGTAGAGTCTGGAAAAGACTTAGCTAACATACCAGTAGAGGTTCAAAATATTATTGATTTAGGTCAAAGATTAGACGAGCAAGGAGCTACTGTTGAAGTTACTAGAGACTTGGGTATTGTTGATGGAAGACAAATACTAGAAATTACAGCAAGTAATGGAGAAAAGTTTTTAATGTATAAATCTAAAGGAACTGGAACAGGTGCGGCTTCTAAAGGTAAATGGGTTCCACTTCCAGGTTTTGCTAAAGATGGATATTTTATTAAAGGCGCATTCAATCCTGAAACAGGAAAAACATTTATACCAACTGGACCATTAAGTGAGGTAAACAATCCTAAGTTTAACAAGTATGGAAGTGAAACTTTTAAAAAGTTAGCAGAACAATTAGAGAGCGAAACTACTATTGAAGAAACTCCTACTGCTGAAGTGGTTGAAGAAGTGGTAGTTGAACCATCTAAAAAAACAACTAAACAAACGTCTAAAGCAGAGTCTCTTAAAAAAAGAATTAATAAATTGTCTAAGTCACCAAATGTAGAGGGAACTGTTGCTCAGTCTGTTAAACAGTTTTTAAGAATTAACCCAAGAACAGTTTCAGATATTGACTCTTATATATCTCAAGCTGAATCTATGGTAGAAGGGCTTAAGAAAAGTAGGACTTTTAAAGGAGATGTTAAGATAGCTGAATCAGTAGACATAAAAAAAGTAGACGAGTACAGTAGTAAAGAATTAAAAGTTCAAGAGCAAACACTTCGTGAGCAAGAAGCTAAAGCATTTGAAGAATTAACAGGATTAAGTTCTGAAGAATTATCTCTAGGTGAAATGAGAGAAATTTTAAATAGTGTAGATGAAGAAAGTGTAAAGACTCCAGAAGAAATAAAATTAAAAGCTGAGAAAAAAGCAGACATTATAGCAAAGGGAATTAAAAAAGCTTTCTCTACTTATAGTGCAGTAATAAAAAAACAAATAAAAACAGGTGTTGATCCTTTTACTGGAGAAAAAATAAAAATATCTGCTAATGACCAAAAAATTATTGAAAACTTTTTAAATGTTGACTTAGATAATTTAAGTCCTGCTGAACAGTTGAGGGCACTAGATGCTTTAAATAATTTTGCAACCAACCAAACTACGGGAGGTATGAATGCAACTATATATCAAGATAAAGGAGTAAAAGAAGCAAAATCAGAAGAAAAGAAAGGGCTTGTAGCTAAACCTCTTCAAATTTTTAAAAGAAAAGGGTTGTCTCAAGCTTGGATAAAATATATATCTTCTATACCATTAGCTTTTGAATTTATGTTTAAAGGACAATCAAAAGGATTGAGATTTGAACAAGCCAGTGGTTTCAGTGACATAAAAAATGGAGCGGCAAAGGCAGAGGCTGAAAATAATAAAGTTTTTGATGAGTATGTAAAAAAATATAAAAAAACAAAACCCAACGGAGAGGCTTTTAATACAGTAGATAATGATGTAGAAAGAGGAATGTTTGCTTTTATGAGAAGAACAGTTGACGGAACTTTAGAAGAGCAACAACAAGAATTTAAAAGAAGAAAAGGGTTAGTAGAAAAAAGCATAGATAAATTAAAACAAACTGGAGAAACTAACGATCAAACAAAAGCTGAAGTTTACGAAAAAATTTATAATAAAATACTAAAAGATGCCACTACTATAGATGAGGTTGATGCTAAAGTAGATGCTACTAACAAAGAAGCGGTTGAATGGATTACTAATGAATGGGCTGCTCGTAGAGATGATTTAGCAGATATATCTTTAAATGTATATAATAGAATACTAGGTAAAGACATAAATTATACTCCTGACTCATTTACTTTAGTTGAAGAGCCTAGTTCAACAGCTGATATAGGTGAACCTATTTTTGAAGGAACAAGAGAAGTTATATATGATAAAGAAACTGGAGTATTAAAACCTAAAAACCCTAGTTTTGTTTTACCAGAAGGTAGAATAGTTAATTTAGGATTTGATTCTCAAAATAGTAGAAGTTTAAATGCAGCTCTTACTGATATATATACTGCAGAAGGTATTCAACAACTAAAAGGTTTTGTAAATTCAGATGCTTATTCTAAAATAATACCAAATAAATCAGATAGAGATTTAATTACAGAAAGATTAAGAAGATATGTAGATGCTAAAAGGGGTGTTTCTTTTATAAAGTCAAGTAATAAGGCATTTATTAGAGGTTTAAATAAATTTTCTTCTTTAGGGGTTGGTAGAGCTTTAGGTGGTCCTACTCAGTTTATAAAACAGTTAACTCCTATTGTAAATACAATGGCTAACGCAGGACCTGTATCAACTATAAAAGGATTAACTCTTTTAACTAATCCAGCTGTAAATAAATTTTTAAATAACAGTGGTTATGGAATTGCAAATAGAGGTATTCAAGCACTGAGTGTTTTAGAATCTAGTAATTCAAAAGTAGAAAATGCTGCTAAAAGTAATTTAGGAAAAGCTGTAGATCAATTAAATAAAGTCAATCAGGCTTACTTACAATTTTTTGTTGCTAATCCTGATAAATTTGCAGCAAGGGCTTCTTGGCTTTCGTATTATACTAACTCTTTAAAAAAACAAGGAATTAATCCTAGTGGAATTGATTGGAATACTCATAAAATAAATAAAGAAGCCGCTGATTTTGCAGAGCAACAAGTAACTAGGCAGCAAAATGTTTCTGATATAGATTTGCAAGGAGAAATATTTAATAGTAAAAATCCGTTTGTACAAATGGGAAGAAAGATATTTTTACCTTTTGCAAATTTTTTATTAAATCAAAAAACTAGAATGTACAGTGACTTTAGCACTTTAGCTAGTCAAACTTCTACATCTCAAGATAAAACAACGGCTGCTAAATCATTAGGAGGATTGGCGGCTGAAACTATTGCTTTTAACGCAATTGGGTTTATTTTATTACAAGCTTTAGATTTAGCTACTATTGAAGAAGATGATGAAGAAAGAAAGCAAAAAACATTAGAAAATAGGCTTAAAGGAAGATTAGGAAATGTAATTAAGGATATTTATTCTCCTTTACCAGTAACCGATGTTCCTACTATTGCGTTTGCAAATTATCTTTTAAGACAATTTTTTGAAGAAGAACCTGAAGAAGTGGTTCAACTGTCTACTAGTAGAAAAACTGCTCAACCAAAGAAAAAAGAACCTTTTCAATTATTTTCCGAAGACAGAAAATCTTTTGTTGATAATATGGGAGTACTTGGTATTAATGTAAAAAATGCTGATTATTTATTCACATTATCTGATATGGCTTTTAAAGGAGAATATCAAAAAGAATATATGGGTAAAAAAGGTAAAGTTAAAAAACTTGATCCTAAATATAATGATGTTGCTAAAATGAATTTTGCTGCTTATTTTTTATATAGTATAGGTCTTTTACCTTCTGAAACTGCTACTATAGTTAGGGGAAATGTTAAAGATATGCAAAAACAAAAACAAGAAATTAAACTGTCTACAAGTAGATAATCTGTTTAACTTTTTTTAACAAACCTTAGTCATAGGTATCACAAAGTAGTATTATAACTAAATTAAGGGATGACCACTTGCAATGTCTGCAATCAATCCTTTCCCGATACTTATTTTCCATCTGCTGGAGTTAAAAACGGTAAGAGATATAGGCGTAAGCAGTGCTCTAAATGTTATGGGATAAAGAAAAGACATCGTAGATATGTTAACCAAAGATGGCTTAGAGAATTAAAAGAAACAATGGCCTGTGAGTCTTGTGGGTACTCTAAAGAAACACATCCTAAGTTTTGCACTCAAGCTCTTGAGTTTCACCACTTTGAGAAAAATAAATCCTTTGAAGTTAGTAATGGCGTTCACAGAGGAATGTCTATTAAAAATTTAGAAAAAGAAATAGCAAAGTGTAAAGTCCTTTGCTCTAGATGTCACGTAGAAGAACATTATTCCCCCTGATCAATCAACTCATTTAGTATTTTAATTAAGTCTTTGCAAGATTTATTGACGTTTTCTTGGTTTTGATCCATCAAATTTTCATATATGTCATCGGTAGTGTCATTAATCATTTTAGTTATAAAGTTGACATATGTGAGGTGATGTCTCACTGCTTAAGGTCCATTGTTAGTAAAAACTCATCTCCTAATTTTCTATCTATTGTTTTTATGGTCCTATAAATATCAATACTTTTTTTTCTCACCTCATCTCTTTCATATTGCTTTGAATCAGAACCTAAATTACAATATAAACTGCAATCAATCTCTAACAGCTTATCTATTTTATTTTTATCGGTCCAAGTTTTGAACTCTAATATTTTCTCAATGTCCTCAAATTTATATCTCATTTAAAATTAATTTAAGTTTATATTTGTTATACGCTGCTATTTCTGCTTTATTTAAATCTTCTTCTTTATATTCAGGGATAAAACCATAATCCATTTCATTTAGGTGATAAGGTTCATTCTTACTTCCCAAAGAACATCTACAATGAGCTGTGTTAACAGCATAAATATAAAAATTTCTTTTAATAAAAGAAACTGAAAAACCATATCTATTGGCTACTTTTTCTATGCTTACACCTTTTATTAAAGAGTGTTTTATGTTTTTAATATCTTTTTCTGAGGTATGGTGTTTTAATTTATAATCAGATTTCATTTAAAATTAATTTTTCGTTTATTAAATCTAAGTAATCATCACAATCTATTTCCCTAATGTCTGTAAAAGAATAAACTTTATTAGATAGTTTTATACAGTCTACAGAAAAAAATGTAGGATCTGGAGTATGGACCACCCCACCATAAGTGCAACTATGTTTAGGAGTTAAAGTTTTTAGATTCTTATTAATTAGCTTGGCTATTTTTAAAGATTTTGTCATAGGGAATTCATCCTGGAGCTTAATAATAAAATTGTCCTGGACTTCGTATAAATTACCCTTTGTAGACTTCTGTGTCAAATCCTTGTTTTTTAAGTTCTTGTATTCTATACTCTTGTAGTTTAGTTAATTTAGTATGTGGTCTTTTAACCTCCAAAAATAATGCCTTTCCATCTTTTAAAGCTAATAAGTCAGGTATTCCATTCTTATTAGTTAAAACTAGTTTTACAACAAAATAACCCTCTTCTTCAAGTTGTTTTATTTTCTTGTTTTGTATTTGACTTTCTTTCAAAATATAATTTACGTAAACTGCTTCCTAATTCGTAGTCATTAGGATACTTTTTAATAAAGTCTTTTAATAACTTCAAGCAGTCTTTCATTTCAGTAAATTTACGGAATTATATTTATGTAGTTCATAAAAGTATTTGGTAATTTTTTTATTGTTATTAAACTCAGTTCTATATGGGGTAAACTTAGGTACAATTTCTGAAGTAATAATTTCTTCTTTTAATTCATTTAAATTATATAAATAAACTCCAGATGGATCTTTAACTAAATAAAAAGCATTTTTCCCAAGAGCTTCGCCTACCATTAATAAATTATAAAACTTATCTACTTGTATATAGTGAGTATCGTAAACAACATCTCTTATTTTAATTTCAATAACAGATTTATCAGTCTGTGCATCAAATACTTCATAGTCATTTTCAGTAGGTTTTAAATTGCTATTGTATTTAACGTTTAAATCTTTAATTAATTGAAGTTCTTTCGTTTTCATTTCCACTGGTTTCTACCAACTAACATTCCAATTATGCCATAGTTAGCTATATCTATAAACGTATCTTCTTGATTTTCACCAGGAACATAATTCTTGCCATTCTTAATTAAGTTTTTTAATCTGCTTATTTTATCAGTTAGTCTAATAGATAAACCTGTCAAAGCAAAGTTTTTGTCTTCTGGTTTATTTAAATCACCCCCTAATGCTATATTATTTAAACCATAATCCATTTGCTTTCTAGCAAATAATTTATACATCTCTTGTTGTATTTCCTTGAACTCTTTAGATAATTCAGGATATTGTTTTTCAAACGTTTCAATCTCAGTCATTTTCATATTTGTTTATTGGTATTTTATATTTATTATCTATTTTTAGTAAATCTATTATTTGATGACAAGCTTTTGTACTTTTAATGTAATATTCTTTTTTAGATAACTCAGGATTATTTATTTTATGCATTTTATCAACCCTGCAAATATCTGGTCTATCATCATATATAGAACATTTGTTTTCTTCGTCTAAGTAAACACACCCTCCATCTCCTCTATCAGGTAAATAACCTGATTTACCCGCAATCATACAACAAGCACCGCATCCTGAACACAAAAACTCTGTCATTTTGTTTTGTTTTTATAGTTTAAGTAAGCTCCTTCAATACTAAATCCAAATCCACATTTAGTACAATCGCCTTTAAAATAGTTGATATACTCTTCTCTAGGGATGCAATACCAATTGTTGTTGTATGGATTAAAATGGTATACTAGATTGAATTGATGCATAATCTTTTTTAAAATGTTTTAACGTATAATCTTTTTTATTATTTACTGCTTTATATATCATCTTCTCAATACCTTTTTCTGAAAAGACCCAATATATTTTATTATACAACCTGTCTTTAGTAGTCATACGATCACGACTTTGCCAATAACTAGTAGCACTAAAATCAATATTGTAATATACTAAATACTTGGCATTTCTTAGTGATATGCCCTCTCGACCACTTACAATTTGTAGTGCAATGTTTTTGTCTGTACTATCAAACTCATCTAAAGTAGTACATAAATTTTCTCCAAAAACTTCTTTCAGTGCTTTTAACTCTGCTTGAAACTTATAAAAAATACCAATCTTTATTCCTTTAAATTTTTCTTTTATAAACTTAGCTTTACTTAAATCTAAAACCGTTGATGTGCCACTCTCAAACTTAACTGTGCCACTACATAATTGATGAATTTTACTCATTAATTTTACTGGTGTATCGCCAAGTATAAATTCTCCATTTATCTCAAAAACCTTGTCTTTTTGTAAGATTTTTGTAATTTCTTGAACTTTTTCGTCAATTTTTACTAATAAAACCTCTTCGTCTACTTTTGATTTAAACCCTGCTTGTTGCTGAGTATAAGACAAAGTATATGGCTTCATTAAATCTATAATCTCTTGCTTGCCCTTACTGTAATCATTAATGTCATAGCCATTTATTTTCTTTTTAGTTACGTTAACATATCTATGAGCAAACTTGTAAAAGTTTTTACAATCATAAAAAGGATTGGATGTAGCTCCGTAAACTTGATGATACATTTGAGAATAACTCTCTGGAGTAGGTGTCCCTGACATTAATATTAAATAAGGAGTGTGTGATTGAACTAAGTCCTTAACATTCTTAGCTCTTTTGCTAGGCTTAGGAAAAGCAGCAATAGAATGTGCTTCATCACAAATAACAACATCCCAATCATAATCTTCTATTTTATGTAAGCTCTCATAGTTAATAACTTGAAGATTGAAACCAGGATTCAACATAGTATAATCTGATTCAATACTACTAATAGCTTTTTTCTTAGTTATGAATAACACATTATTAATCTCAAGCTCTTTACATATTCCTAAAGAAGTTAATGTTTTTCCTGTTCTAACCTCCATAGATAGATATAATAGTTTATATCTATTTAATATATCTAAACCTTTATTAATGATATTTATCTGATAATCTCTAAACTTCATAATAATTTTTGAATTTTAGAACACTTTTCATAATCTTCTAACTCCATAAAATGATCAAACATCATCTCTATTACATATTTATTATCAGGATATTCTGGATCGTGAGCAAATAATATATCTAGATTAACTAGATCAAATTCAATTTCATCTATAATATCTTCAATAGTCATTCCTTCTACTATTATTTTATAACTATTTAAAAATGCTTGGTGAATTCTATCTGGGTCAGTTAATCTTTTCATATGTCTAATTTACTATTATATTCTGCTTCGTGTTTACTTTTTATTCTTATCCATTTTCCTGATCTATCTTTACCTTCATCAGGACTAACCCCTGTTTTAAATACTGCGTAAGAGTTTAGCCATTGATAAAACTTAGTTCTAGAAACAGTCATCTTGGCTTTTGGAGCAAAGTCTGGATTCTCAGAAATAAAATCTATATAAAGTTCTTGTTTATATATTTTATGACCATTATCAAAATCTTCATTAGGGCTCTTCCCATCTAATAAACCACACCACTCAATAAATTCGTGACAAGTTTCCGCAGATAACTGACGTATCTTAAGATTAACAAAAGAGCTTTTAACTAGTCCTTTATTCATATAAAACTGTAGGCAATATATCATATAGTTATCAAATCTACACCACTCATCAGCACTCCAATCACCAAACATCAACTTACCAAACTCATCATATGGAGTAAATGATTTATTATAATATTGATTTAGCTCTAACTCCCACTTCCTTCTTTCAAAAGAGTTACCCTTTCCTTTTATTGCGTAGTTAGTAGTGATGGCTACCTTTGGTGACTTTTTAAAAGGAATCTTAATAGCATCTTTGTTTTTCTTCTCTAGAGTTAATCCTTCAGTAATGACACTAAATAGTCTTTCAAAATCAAAGTGTTTTCTAACGTCATCAAAACAAAGTATTTGGGTGTCTGCTGATACTAATTGATAAGCAAAGGATCTTTCAAAGTTGAATCCTTTTCCATCAATAACTACTAATTTTTTCATATGTTGTAAAGCATTCATAAATAAACCCTTACCTGTTCCTCCCTCTGGATTATCACTAATTACCTCATCATTTAATATTACTGCTGGGCAGTAAGATAAATTCTTATAACCGTGCATTAAATAACCTATAGTACTTTCAGTAGACTCTATTCTTTTATCATCTTTAGCACATATGTTAGATACAAATTTTTTGTAATCACACTCAATAGACTCGCAGTCTGTGTAGTCTCTATCAATAACGTGGTCTTTCCAAACGTACCCACCTAAATCAATATAATCTATTGGTGTTACAGTATTGTTGGTTATTTTAACTGCACAGTTTTTGTAATATATGTAAGACTCATTCTTAGTATCTTCAATAAAGAATACATCTATAGAGTCTAATAGGGTTAAAAATTCTTCTCTAAAATATTTAGTGTGCTCAGCAAAATAATTATATACTTCTATGTCATCGACAGTTAGTAAGTGTTTTAATATAAAATCTTTAATCTGCTTTTCAGATGCGTGATCTATTAGATTATTGGTAACTTTTACAAACACATAGTTTTTACTACCCTCTGGATTGTATTTATAAAAACCATTTTCTTCTAAAAACATTTTAAATTTTAAATGAAATATTTTTATCACACCCTTTTTGTTTTTAGTCCAAAACTTATTATCAAAACCTTCCTCCTGGATTTTATCTATTACATTGTCTAAAACCTCCTCATCTATATCCTCAAAGTATTTTTTAATATCTGTCTTAGATTTACCTTTTAATACATTTGATTTAATAGCATTCAATGTATCTGAGTCTTCATAAACTCTTGTTCCAAAATTAGCTATGTTGGCATATGCAGAGTCAATGGTCCTTTTAATCTCATTTAAATTAAAATCTTGAGACTGAAATCCATTTAGTACGTACTCTGCAAGTGACTTTTCAATACCAAAATCATTGAATGATGAAGCCAATATGAAAGCATTTTGGTTTCTTTGACCCTCACTCATTGGATACTTTTTCTCCCACCACTTAACTAGTATGTCCACAATCTTGGTTTGATCGGTGATAGGTATGGTAATTTCTTTTTTATCTATTGCTGTAGGTGTATCTATTATTTTATCCCACAATAAAGATTCTTCATTAACGTGAACAATAGGATCATAACTCTCATAGCATACTCTTGAGATGTTTTTTGAGGTGCTATCAAAAAAAGGTGAGTCAAAGTATTGTTGTAGTGATGCGAAATATTTTGAGTGCATATCAATATCAGAAGGGACCCTGATTAAAACCTTGAGTCCCTTTCCTGATGGAGAGATGAAAACACAATAAACATACTCATCCTTGATTAATTTTTCTCTATGCTGATGTAGTTTCTTTTGATTGTCATATTTGTCAAAGTCCAAACATATCAAGCCACTATGCTCTAAAATAGAGTCATCATTCCTTTTATTAAACTTACCACTAAAACAAATAGCAGGTAATTGTTGTTTTAATTCGTTTATTTTTTTCTTATCTTTCTCGGTTCTAATCTTTTTTATCAAACCCTCAGAACGACCATCTCTTATTCTATCTATGATGTCATTTACTGGTAAATGAAAAGGTTGGGTGGTGTCCTTTATGTTTTTAAATATTGTTATGACGTTTTGTGACATATTTGTGACGATTTTGTGACGATTTATCTTTATCTAACTTATTGATATATATATAGTTATATATATTTGTGACGATATTGACGGTTTTAATAAATAAAAATAAAATAAGTAAGCATCCTATACAACAAGCGCTTAATATTAAAATATTTTTTAAAAAAACCGTCATTTCCGTCACATTTATAAATTTAGAAAGGAACTTCTTCTTTTGTTTCTTTCTTTTTAGTAGGCTCAAAAGTGTCCAGCTCCACATATTGTTTCCCAGACTTAGATGTGTTAATATTTAAATTAACCCAACCATTTTTAGCGTTTTCTTTTAAGAATACTACTGCATCCTCAACTTTAACCGCCATTGAACCAACAACCCAGTCAGGTTGATTTTCACGAGTTTTAAATAAAAACCCATCAGCAAAAACTTTCTCTTTGCTCATAACTATATATATTTAAATTATGTCTACAATATAACCTAGTGTAGACTTCTAGGTAAGCTCTTCTTTGATGAAAAACTCATCTATGTTCTCCGTAGCATCTTTGCTAAAGAATTTATTATAAATCTCTAATGCTCTCTCTACTTTTTCTTCTCCGCTTTGAATAAAAGACTCAGTAGGCTCATAGACACCTAACATCTTTGTGTTCTTATCTATTACATAAAACACTACAGGAACACCAAATATTTGTTGGTATATATAAGACTGACTATCATAATTATATTTTTTAGCAGAGTACTTAAATTTAGATATGTCAGAGGTTGTTTTAAGATCAATAATATAATCTGATGCTAATATATCTGCTTTGCCTTTCCATTTAGCACCCTTTATAGTTTTAATTCCAGGAACCTCATACATATTAAACTTACTGTATATAAACTCATAAAAATTAAAATTACTTTTCATAACAGAAACTAAACTATCTATGTGGTCTGCTTCTGACTTTAGTAAAGCAATAGATAATCCGTGTTCTTCTATTTGGTTCTTATAGTTTTTTGTATTCCTAGACGTTGAGTCTATAATAACAAAATCATCTTTTTTATGTGGCTCTATCATAGATACGTGAAAGTATCTACCCTCTATCATAGGTTTGGTTTCTCCTTTAGGTTTTCTAAAAGAGCGTGGATCATTTAGTAAACTGTATATATCAGAGTTAGATAAAAACTGTTTGCCAAAGTCACCATAGTATTCTTTATCTTCTTGTAACTTGTATAAAGTTTCTTCTTTACTAAACATAAGTCTTAATTGTTTTAAGAGCTTCTGATGTTAACTGATACTTTTGCTTCAATCTTTTTACAACGCCATCAAAACCTAAATGTTTATTATCTACTACATACTTTAAGCAATCCTCCCACTTATCATCTCCAAGATCTAAACTAGCTTTTTGAGTAGCCTTTTTGGTAGATTTTTTAGAAGGAGTTGATGCCTTAGATTCAGACTCTGGTAAATCTTCACCTGCATATATATAAAGACCTAATCCGTGTCTTGCTATAGCTTTAGTTAAACTTCTTTGAATACTTTTATTGACATCAAAAGAAGTAATTTTATCTATAGTAATTGACTTGTTTCTATAATCCATAACAGGAAGATATTCAATAAGCTCTATATCTCCGATTGTAACACCTGTTTTAACCCAAGCCGTTTTACCATCGTGATGGTAACATAATCCATCTGCGTTCTCATAAATAGTATAAGTAGCATCAGGACACGTCTTTTTAGTTTCGCTCCAAGCCCAAGCCCACGATAAATAGGTCAAGCCATTTTTATTCTCAACGTGTTCATTTACGTTGATGGATGATAATTTTTCAAATGTGTTTTTCATTTTTGATTTGATTTAATTGTTTATTTAATTTACTGTACTTACTTAGTACATTCTCTTTTTGATTTTTATAATGCCGAACTTGTCTGGTATTACCATCTTGATAAGCATTTCTTGTTCTTATAAATAGTTTATCTAATTTATATTCTAAGTCATTCATTAATACATTGATCCTACCAACTACCCATCCTTCATTATAAAATATTTGATATTCTTCATCGGTTATCTCTTGATAATTTTCTCGATGACACCTAAGTATAAAACAATTGTTTCTATCTTTCTCTATCTTAACACCTTTATGCATAATAGCTTGGTTAGTCTTGCTATTATCCATATATATGGCAGATCGAATGTTTTTAGCCTGATTCCAGAGATCTTCTATACTGAACATTTTAATTCTTTTACAAGATTCCTTAAGTCACTATCTACTCGCATTTCATTTTTAATTTTTTCTTGTCCATATAATATATTGGAATGAGCCATTTTATGATTGTGCTCACTAAAAATGTAGTCTTGGATGTAACAAGGTCTTATATTCCTATCCTTACACAGATAGAAATAAATTTGTCTTGCATCAATATGATTTCTCTTTTTGGATCTATTAAATAGACTCTCGGCTGGTACTTGTAGCTTTTCTACTACTACCTTTTCTATTTTTTGAAGTGCTTCTTCTTTCGTCATTTGATTGTATTAAATTGTAGTACTCATAGTCATAAAAAGACTGACTATTCATTATAATTAAATTTTCGTATTCTCTTTTACTTTGTCCCATTTTAGTTCGCTAATATAATATTTGTCAATGAAATATGCAAATTTAGTCAGACATTTTATCTAAAAATATTTGTAATCTTCTGATTTTCTGTTGGTTAGGTTTAGTTTTTAATTTTTCTTTTAAAATTAGGTCAGTGACCCAACTTACTTTACCTCCCTTAATTGTTGTAGTACTGTAGTATTCCATTTTTCTATAATTTGTTCATTAGTTGAATCGTCTATATAATAAGTATATCCATTGATTTCAATAAATATACTGTTTTTTGATCTTACATCTATTTTCATAAACTCCATTGTTTTGCCATTGCCTGGGCAATTCCAGGAAATGTTTTACTTCTTAATTTACTTCTTTCTTTTTTAGGTGCATTAGAATACCAAACTGGCATTGATTTACCACCTTTTATTTTTTGTCTTGGTGGAGGTTTTACTACGTTGGTTGGTTCTAATTTTTTTAAACCTTTTAACCATAAACAAGTTTTCTTTTCAAAAGGATTACCAAACTGATAAGGTTGAATAATTTGATTAGGTTTTTTCCATTCTGTACTCATTACGCCTACAGGGTTTTCAATAGCTATTTTATCGCAATTTGCATTGGTAAACATCATAAAAAAGTTAATTGCTTCTTTTCTATCTTGATGTCTTTTGATTGCTTTGTCTCCATACTTTTCAATATTAAACCATCTATTTCCTGTGACTGTTAAATAAGTGCAGGGAGGAAATGCAATAATCATATCCCATTTTTCTTTCAATAATTTAGTGACATCTTCTTGTATATGCCATTCTGGGTGTCCTCCACTGCATTCTAATATATCACAGCTATACGCTTGGTGACCTAGCTTCCTAAATTCTTTTGTTACTGCTTGACTTTCTTCACAAGCTACTAATACTTTCATAATTTATGTTTTAACTGTTAAAAAGTGGTCAGAAAGTGGTCGGACTGTAAAAAACTGTACGAAAAGTGTACTATTTTAATATTTCTATACATAATTGGTGAGGAATTTTACTTCTTTCGTGGTTTCCTTTTAATTTTTGTGTACCTCCAGTTTGAGTTCCTCTAGGTGAGGCATCGTGATGGCAATGTCTATCTATAACCTCTCCTTCAGGGTTAGAGCTGTAGTCATACTTGAAAGGTTTACACATTGGTTTAGGTTGCCAATTTAGGTTGTTAGTCCATATATCTGTTGGTTTCATCCTGTCATCTCCATATTTACAGTAACTTACTGTGTGTCTTATGTGTTTTATTTCATCCCAATGAGGAGCTTTTCTCATCTTACCTCTTGGATTCTCTATATACCATATCAAATTAGGGTTGATACTTTTAAATACATTTATTATATATAAAGTTGCTTCTAATAATTCTATTCCTAGTTGTGCAGAGGGAGTTTTAGGAGTAAATACTTCACCTTGCACCCAATTTCTACCTATACAAGCTACTGAGAATCCTGTACAGGGCGGACTTGCCCATAGAATATCAGGAACAAAAGGAACTTTATCTATGTCAAAATCTCTGATGTCTGTAACATAGTCTATGCCTGGAAAATCATTAATGTCTGAAGAATAAACTTCATAACCTAGCTCTTCACAAGCCTTACCTACGCTACGTGATCCTGCAAACAATTCTAATACTTTCATTCTTTATTGTTTTGTGCCCATTCTAAAACTAAATCATTTAAATCGTCTTTTATTTGTTCTAACCTATAGTTTTGTCCTGGCGTTATATCTCCATATTTTAAATTAATTTCTTCAGATACTGAATCAAAAATAAATTCAACTTGAACATCCGTTATTTGTTCTATTATTTCTTTCATATTGTTAATCTTTCTTCTAGTTCGTTTATTAAATCTAAGTCTTCAATCAAGTCATCACTTACATATATCTCAATGAATTCCTGTCCAGCTATAAAGTCATCCACCAACACTTCAACCAAATTATCTTTATACATAAAGACATTCTCTTCATTGTCCATATTTTTTACGTGACCATTTTTAGCTGTCCATCCTAATATATATATCTCATAACCATCTGCTGTCTCTGAACTATACATTACTACGTCTGGAATTCCTACCCATTCGTCAGTAAGCTCCACATAATCTGCTATTATTTTTCTCATTTTATTTATTTTAATTTGTGATTATATTTAAGTAGTAACTCTCTTTTTAATGGATCTACTTTTCCATAAAGTATAGCATCCCTGCAAATTTCATTTCTAAGATCATTTACTCTCGTTTCTACATATCTCTTATGTAGTATGCATCTATTATATTTTTTAAAAAATTTCATATCTTTCTTTATTGTCTGCATAATCGCAGGATTCGTTATAGATATTTATATTATTCGCTTCTAAATAATCAGCAAAGTTGTTAAACCATTCCAACTGCTTGATTAATCTTTCCATTTTAGTTCTATCTATTTCTTTCATAATTTTTCTATTAGTTCTATTATCTCTTCATAGGTGTATTTATAGTTGAGGTCATCAGATAAGTTAACTAAAACTGTTTCCATTCCCCCCTCATCTATGGCATCATAAAGAGTTTCAAACCCTCCATACCTCTCCATTATTGCTTTTAAAATCATATCGCTGTCATTATAAGCATAAGTCCAATTACTGCACATACGCAAAACATTATTAATAATTCTTCTTTCATAATTTTTCTATAATTTTTGGTAAAAATTTTCTTGCTTCAATACTTCCATAGTTTTTAAAATCTTGCCCGTTTCCTAACTCCATCTCTCTGTGATAAACATCAATAAGACAATCTTTTAAAAATATAAGTTCTTCTTTTGTTAGCTTTTTCATATCTCTGCATCAAATCTACATTCATCTAAATCAGGATTATCGTCAAAGAATTCTTTTAACTGCATCCCTATCTCATAATCTGCATACTCTGACAAATCTTTTTCACTCACTCCAAACTTTTTTTTGATTTCATCATTGTAGCCTCCTTCTTCATTGAACATTTTCTCTACCTTTTCAATAGATGAGTTATGTTTTATACTGTCAAGCTCTGCACATATTTCTGCATAACTACTTCTATATACTATATAATTTATATATGCTGATTCTTCTTCGATTGCACCAAATCTTTCGTGTGCATCGCTACCTTGAACGGCAAACATAAATTTACCATTCACATCTCCATTATAATATCTTCCCATTTTAATTTAATTTAAGTTTATATTCATTTGCTACTTTCTTAAGTAGTATTTCAACTGCCCATTTTTGATCCCTTGACATATCTTCAATAAATCCTTGTCCATATAGATATTCAATGGCATCTAGGCATTCTTCTTTTGTTACTTTATTTATCATTTTATTTTATTTTATTTTGTATTACAAATCCTGTTGTATCTTTTTTAGCATCTCCTTTGGCTTTCAATCCTAATACAACATTTTTATATTTAGTCATCTCTAAATCTGTTTTGTCTCCATCTATAACTCTATACCCCTTGTATGTTTTGGGTAGTTCTTTAAATACTATGGCAACATTACCACCCATTTCAAGAGCTTCGATAACATCTTGCTCATTGTCTTCTTTCCTAGATAGTGTTAGATAGTATCTAGTCCCTAAGTATTTTTTAACCTTTCCAATAATAGCAGTATAATCATAGACAATAATATTTTTATAAGTACTATCATTTAATATATCTAAATCACAATACTTTTTAAGTAAATAAACAAAGTCAACATCACTCAATGTATTTAATCTGAGGGCAAATTTTTCGCCTGTAATCGTGGATTTTAAAGCTATTTTGTTTATTTCTTTTGCTAATTGATTTAAAAACTTTTGTTTGTCAAATAAATAGTAATTTGTTTTATTTATTCGTGCCTGTTGCACGTTGGTAAACTTACCACGACCAGCAGTAAACAAACACGCCAATGCACAACCTTTTGAGGCTTTTGGGCATAGGTTTATACCCTTTGCATTTTGTTTGTATGGTGCAAGAGATAAGTTGTAAGTTGTTATTTCGTTCTTATTTATCTTTGTGTTACCTCCCTTTGATAATAGATTTTTTACGTCTTTATATTGTTTGACTTCCATTTGATTTGATTTTTAATTAATACCTCTCTTTTAAATCTATCTTCTAAATCTAAAATTTGATTTAATGTAAATCCTGTTAGCCTGTCAGTTGCGTAATGCATACGGGCTACCTCTTTGTTAAATAGCTTAGTAGCTAAATGTTGCACGTTTTGTATTATATTTGATTTCATAATTTATTAATTTCGTCAGCTAATATAATAAAATTTTTATTAGTTTGACAATTTATTTGTATTTAATTTAATTATGTGATAAGCCATAAATGACCAATAATTTTTAATAATCTGATCCTGTAATTTTTCGCTTAATGTGTCCACTTCTAAAAGGTACTTTGAAAGCTCTAGGATTTTATTTTTTTGGTGTGGAATATTAATTCCAGAAGGTAAACCTTGCAACCAATTTGCAAACCTATTTTGGAAATTTGGGTATCTTAATTGATTATTTTTATAGTTAAATTCCACCTCAAAACAGTCAAATAAAAATTGTAGTTTTTCGGTTGGTGTTTCTGTCTTGATGTCGTAGCCTTCGCTATTTATTGAGTCAAGTATATAACTTTGAATATTATTTAAATATTTCTTAGAATTAGTTTTAAGCATTTTTTTAGGTTTTATTTTGCTAATTCTTCTAATAATTCAGCAGTGGAAATTTCTTCATCCTGTCCCATTGTACAAACTAAATCTTTTATAAATTCGCCCATAAAGGAAGAAAATTTAGTTTTGCTTTTCTCATTGTTTACAAGGGTTAACTTAACGCCGAATTGTTCCCCATTTAAGCAAATTCCGTTAAATGATTTGATTTCTTTGTTATCCTGCAAAAATTGAACGTCAAATTTTCTAGCAAATTTAAACCCTATTTTTTGGTTGTATTTTCTCATTAAAGTAATAAACTTAACCACTTTGTGAGAAAGTGTTCCAGCTATTATTTTAATGTCTGATTCATTCGTGTTGATGTCGATTTCAAATGTGTTTGTGTCAACATCGGTAAAAATTAAAGTATATTTCATTTGTGTTTTTTTTAATAGTTATACAAGGACAATTAAATTGTTTCTGCTTATTGGCTTTATTCAACTTGCAATAAACTATTGTTTTGCGTGTCCGTTTTGCGTGTGGTCCCCACGTGTTGAAATATGTGTTTTTATCTTCTTTTGGCTCTTCTTCTGTCTCTTTGCTTTTCGGCTCTGTCTGCTTTAAATATAGCCGTATCAATGCTTTTTATTTGGTTATCAATTATAGATTGAATCCTTACAATTTTAGCCCCTTTTTTATGCTTGTTAGCGATATTCGGTTTTATTCCGTGTTGCTTATTGTCTTTAATTCTTATCATAAATTGTATTATTTATTTATTGTTTTCGTCAGCTAATTAAAAACAACTATTTTAAACTACCAAATTTATTTCTAGTTTGTTTAACCTTTTTGATTTGCTAATTAACTGAGGAGTTCCAGGGGGAAAAAAAAGTTTAGCAACGTTAAACAAAATATATTACTTTTTACACCATTTTAACAGAGGATTAGCAGAGGTAAAAAAATATTTTTATTTATTTGGGCTAAATGCGGGGCGGGTTTTATTCCCTCTTTAAGTATGTTTAAAGGGTTTTAAAGTTCTTAAAAGGGTTTTATTTAGTTTATAAAATAGCTATTGAATGAACAACAAAAGACAACAAATGAAAGGCTCTAAGATTTACGCAGAATGACAACAGGACCGCACCAGGACCGCACCAGGACCCCACCAACCCCACCACAAAAACGGCAAAAATTACAGACGCACCAACCACAACAAGACCCCCACCCCCAAAAAAAATGTTGTTTTCTGTGGCAACGTGCATACGCTATGTAGGTGTGTTACCCCCAACTTATATATATTTCGTAAATTTATTTGGCTGTGTTACCAGCTAAAAATAGTCGGTTATTGATCGTCACTAGAGACAAGCTACGATGGTTAAAGCCCAGATGTGACGATAATCGGCTACAATGTGACGAAAATGTGACGAACTTTTACTTTATATAACTTACTCTAACTTACTGATTATTAGTATATTATATTTTCTTTGTGACGAAAGTGACGAAAATAAGTATAAAAATAAATAAAAAAGAAAATAAAAAAAGAAAGAAAGTATATAGTGCTGAATTTTTACAAAAAAACCGTCACAATCGGCACATCCCTGATAATCAGGCAGTTACAAATGCAAAACCGTCACACTATTTATTAACTTATTGATAATGAGTAAGTTATACGTCACAATAATAAAAAAACTAGTTTATTTGTATGACTTAAAATAATTTATATATTTGGAGAAAATTTAATCTAATGTCATACAATCCAAAAGAACTCGTCTTGCACGAGCAAGCCAGAACTAAACTAAAAGCTGGCATAAAAAAAATTAGCGAAGCAGTTAAGAGCACGCTAGGTCCAGGTGGAAACACAGTCGTTATTGAATCACCAGCCCACACCCACGGAATCACAGTTACCAAAGATGGCGTTACAGTAGCCAAGGCAGTTCAGCTTCTTGATCCAGTAGAGAATCTTGCAGTTCAAATGCTCAGAGAGTCATCTCAAAACACTGCGAATATAGCAGGAGACGGAACAACAACAGCTATTGTTTTAGCTGAATCTATAGTAAAAGAAGGGTTAAAACACCTGGATGAAAATAACATTAGTTCTAACAAATACATTAGAGAGATTAACAGTCATTGCAATCAAGTGATTTTAAACTTAGAGAAAGTGACTAAGAAATTATCTAAAAAAGGATTATTGGATGTAGCTACTATATCGGCAAACAACGATAGAGAGCTAGGAAAAATAATTGCAGATACTTATTTACAAGTAGGTACTGATGGCGTGGTTACGGTAGAGAATTCTCAAAATGACCAAACGTTTAGTGAGGTTCATAAAGGTATTCAACTAAAGAGAGGCTGGGGTGCCAATTCTTTTGTGAATAACCAAAAAAAGGATGAGTGCATATTAGACGATTGTTATGTACTATTATCGGACCACGTTATTAGTAACGTACTTCAAATTGAGAACGTACTAAAACCCATTATCAATGGTGGACACAAACTACTGATCATATCGTCTTGTAGTACCAATGTGATGAACACATTATCAGCTAATGTAGTTAGAAACGGGCTGAAGCTGTGTCAGATTGAGCCGCCACAGTTTGGTTATAAACGTCACGAGTTAATGAATGACATAGCAGTAGCAACTGGTGGTAAGTATTTTGCTGAAGAAACTGGTGATGACCTCAACTTAATTAGAATGGAAGACTTAGGTAAGGTAGATAAAGTAGTGGTAAGCAGAGATGAAACCATTATGCTAGGTGGTCACGGAGATGAAGAGGTGATTAAAGAAAGAGTAAAAGAGTTAAAAGTTCAAAAAGACAATACCAAGTCTAAGCCAGAGGTAGTATTTATGAGTGAGCGAATAGCTTGCTTGAATGGTGCTATTGGCGTAATATATGTTGGTGGTAACTCAGACATTGAGCAGAAAGAAAAGTACGATAGAGTAGATGATGCAGTTTGTGCAGTTCGTTCAGCACTAGAAGAAGGCATACTTCCTGGAGGTGGTGTGACATTATTTAGGGAATCAAATAAATTGTCTGAAGGTAAAATGACTTTAGCAGAAGAAAACATAGCAGATTCTTTAAAAGCTCCTTTTTATACTATTATGAAAAATGCTGGATTGTCTGAAGGTGATATTATGGAGATAGAAGGGTTGCTAATTAATTCAGAATTCAATATGGGTTATGATGTAAAGGAAGGTATGTTTGGAGATATGTATAAGATGGGAATATTAGATCCACTTAAGGTAACTAAGAACGCGCTTAAAAATGCAGTATCGGTAGCAACAACAATATTAAGTACTAATGCCATTATTACAATGGCACGAGAAATAAAATGAAAAGACTAGCAATAATAGGTGGCTTAAGTATGATGACAGCATCTGGAGCCAATATGATTTGGAACAATCAACAACTTGGAATGAACCCCAACACCTACGCTTTAGCCACTGGTGGTTTTTTTGTAATGGTTGGAATAACTTATAGACTATGAAAGAAAGTAAGCTGATTGAAATGCAAAATAAAATAAAGTCTCTAAATGCTGCACTGCAGCATTTAGTTACATTATCAGTCGGCACAGCCGAACTAATTAAACATATGCCAGACTATGATGAGGCTCTTAAAAAAATGAAAGAGAATGAAGCCAATAAATAAATACATAATCATTACTCCAGCTCAAGAAGAATTAAAAACTAAATCTGGTTTACTTTTATCTCAAACAGATGCGTTTGCATTTAGATACAAGAAAGCTACGGTAGTCAAACCAGGAACTTTAGTAGATACTATTAAAGAAGGAGATGTTATTTATTACGATAAGGCACAAGCGCACGAGGTAATCATTAACGATCAGTCGTATGTAGTCATTCAAGAGCGTGACGTTGTGGTTGTTTTATAGACTTGTTTAGTTCTAGTATAGCATTACGATAAACTTTATCCATATATCTTACATCGTCTTTAAATATAGGGTTGATTTCAGCTGACTCAGCTATTTCTTCACCGTTTAGTTTCTTATAGATATTATTAATAGCTCTTTTACCTTTAAAAGTCACTTCATAAAGAGCAGCTTCTTTACCTTGTTTTTCTCTCCATATGTGAATATACCCCCTTTCGATTAAACTTTTAAAACGAGTTGGGTCCCAAGACATAATATTTCCATACTTATGAAAATGTGTTTTAGTAAACAGTCTTTCTGAGTAAAGAAAAAACATAATGTCTAAATCAGCTACGGTAAATCCGTATTGTTTCTTAGCCCAATATCTAATAATTCTCCAGTATTTTAAGTAATCGTGTGACGGATGTATTCTATCGTGAACTTGTCTTACAATCTTTTTCATATCTTTGCTAAATATAATGAAAGATCGGGTATTATTGATATTATTGGTAGGATTTATATTCGGTTTTGTTTATGCAATCGAAGAAATAATAAATTATGCCAAAAAGAAAAAAAGGAAACAAAATTTGTCCAGCAGGAATAGCGTGGGCTAAAAGAACTTTTGACAAGTATCCAAGTGCCTATGCAAATATGGCTGCAAGTAAATATTGTAAAGACCCTAATTACGGAAAATGAGTAAGCTAAGTCTAAAACAAAGAAAGATTGCTAGGTTAGCAATGCCCTTTGATAAAATAACGGGAGCTGATTTTAAATTATTAAAAAAGAAAAAAAATGCCAACAGTAAAAGTAAAAGGTAAAAAAAAAGTATTTCCATACAATGCTGTGGGAAAAGCTCAAGCAGATTCATTTGCTAAGATGAGTAAGGGTAAAATTAGTTACAATCCTACTTACGGAATGGAGAAAAAAACCAAGTCTGGATATTAATGGGAGAGCTAAAAAAATGGCGTGATCAGAAGTGGGTTCGTATTGGTACAGACGGTTCTATAAAAGGAGCTTGTGG